CTTATGTCTTGACGAAATAGATGACAATTTAATAGCTGACTGTTTAAATTTACCATTTGCAGGAACAGAAGTTAATGTAAGAATTATCAACAGAAACGACATTGACTATGCACTTTCAACTTTCAATACAGACAAAACAATCTGCACTGCATTAGTATTGAAAGCAGGCAAAGAAGCTTATACCATTACCGGCTTTAAAAAATCAAATGACGTTGGCTTCAAGCTTGTAAAGAATGAAAGCTTCAGCGATACATTTGAACATGAATTCAAAGGCGTTGTATTTGACAGAAAAGCAAGCACATTAAAACAGATCAACAAATTAGCTTCTGGTAGCAAACTGGTTGTTGCTGTTGAATATAAAAGCAAAGGTGCAACAAACACAGAAGCTTTTATGATTTACGGCTTCAGCTCCGGGCTTGAACTTCAGGAAGCTTCACATACAGCAAACAGCGCGAATGGAACTATTCCTTTGCGACTTGCATCCACTAAGGGTGAAGAAGAACCACGCACACCATGCCTGTACTTAGTCACTGATTATGCAACAACTAAAACTGCGTTCAATGCGCTGTAATGGATAGCAAACAATTAGCAGAACTTTTAAGCGAGCCGTTTGCAGTCTTGTCGAGTGACATCAATAAGCTTCAGCGGCTTGTTTCTTTTTACGCTTTTATTTACGGCAGTGCAAACTGCATGACCTGTGGCGGAGAAAGCAAATATGAAACGTATTATCAGCAACTAAAAAACGAGGGCTTGACAATGTTAGAAAATAAAGAACTTGCAAATTTTGAATTCAGACCTGGAATAAACGGCGTGCCTGTTGAATTTGGCAGCGCAACTTTTGTGACAGTCGGCAACATGACAGATGAACTTGCTATCCAGTTACTCAGCAATAATGAAAATGGTATTGCACTATTTTCAAAATATCCGGCAGACTGGAAAGACATGGTAGCTCAATACAAGTCAAATAAGACAAAGAAAGCAGCACCTGTTGAAGTAACTGTCCAGAAGACAGAAGACTCAACCACAGCGACCACAGCACAGTCTGTGCCTGTCACAGCTAAGTCAACCGCTATTAAACAAAAATCTGTTATTGCAACTAAGAAGTAATTATAATGAAAACAAGCTTACTGGAATTAAGGGAGCGCAATGTCGTAAAAATTGAAAAGAAGTTCGAAATACATTCGAATGGTCTGGACAATGCTTATCCGGTCCGCATGGAAAGAATTATCAATGCTTCACCAACTGCAACATCATGCAGCAAAGCAATGGCAAAGTTCATCATTGGCGCAGGCTTTAAATTTGAGTTTCCAGAAAATACATTTGTAGGCAAAAATCAAGACGGCTTATTAACTCCGGAAGATCTGCTGAAAGAATGTGCACACTCTATTGCTCAGCAGAAAGCTTTTGCATTGCACTTCAATTACAACTTAGCCGGGCTTATATCTTCTGTTGCTGTTATACCTTACAAAAATGTTAGATATGGATTAGCTGACAGCGCAGGATATAAGGGAAAAATTTTAGTTTATGACGATTGGGCGCACACTAAATCAAGCATTGTAAAGAAAGATAAGATTGACGTCTTTGACACTTTCAATCCTATGAAAGAAGTAGTCCAGGCACAGATCATTGCAGCAGGCGGAATTTACAAATACAAAGGACAAGTACTTGTTGTAAAAATGGACAGCGGAATTTATCCGCTTTCAACCATTGACCCGGCACAAGATGATGCCGACACAGAGTACAGGCTTTCACAGTTCAAAAACAGAACTGTGCACAAAGGATTTGTAGGTAAAAAAATAATCACTACAAATGAACTTGGTGACGATGAACGTGAGAACTTCCACGCGGACATCAAAGGAATACAGGGTGTAGAAAGCACAGGCGACATCATTCATTTTGAAACTAATCAGACCAGCGACGACAAGAAAAAAGTTATTGATGTTGTGAACCTGGACACCGACGTAAAGCCGGACCTGTTTGTAAATTGGGAAAGCAGTATATCAAACAACATTCGCAGATGTTTCAATAGTATTCCGCCTGTGTTGGTTGACTTTGTTGAGGGACAGCTTGGCAATACATCCGGCGAAAGCTTTAAGATGGCACAGGCTTACTACAACACACAGACAGCAGAAGAACGAGCAACCATTACAAAAGTTTTTAAAATGGTATTCCAGAACTTCCATTTGTCTATCAATCCTGCAAATGACTGGTCAATCAATCAGCTGGAGCTTGTAAAAAGTTCTAACTCAGATGATGCACAAAAATCACTTATTCAAAAAGCGCAATCAGAATTGCGCGGAAGTGTTGGCGGTGTGACTTCATTGATTGCAGTACAGGCCAGCGTTGCTTCCGGTGTGACATCTTATGAAAGTGGTGTGTCAATGTTAAAATACATTTATGGCTTTGAAGAAACAATTGCACGTGAAATTTTAGGACAACCAAAAGCAGTAAGCAATGACCCATTTATTAATTAACAAAAACGACTTCAAAGAATACAAAGCACTTTCAAAAGGAAGAAGCATTGATATTATTGAGCAGTATATCCTGGAAGCACAGGACTTAGACTTGAAAGATATTATCTGCCGGGAATTCTTTTTTGACATACTTAAAAACAATCAGCTTCCAGTGTATCAGAAATTAATCCATGGCGAAACATACACAGATGCAGCAGGCAATGATATTGAATTCAAAGGATTGAAAGCTGTGCTTGCATACTTTGCTTATGCTCGATATATAATGACCGGGCACATAACAGACACACCATTTGGAATGGTTCAAAAAACGAACGATAACAGCACAGCAATAACAAGCACAGAAAAGCGTGACGTCCGGGACCGATGCAGAATTGATGCAATGACATACTGGAAAGAATGTGAAATTTATTTAAAAGAAAAAATAGCAGACTTCCCAAAATGGAAAGACTGTGCTGAATGTGGTGGATCTGCCGGAACAAATTCAAGAACTTTAAAACATAGTGTATTATGAAAGCAATAGTTAGAACAATTGCAGGTTCTGCAATTCCAGTAGTGCAATTAAAAGCTGAAACATTGCTTGATGAAGTTGCGTTGAACGCAATTGTCAATCGCACTGGTGGAACTGCCGGAACATTGCCGGACACAGACTATCACATCATTGGTAAAATTGTAAATGGAAATTCTTTTGACTCAATATTTATTGGAGTTGACAGCATACCGGACATTGACAATCCCGGACAGTACATTGACAACGATTACTGGGGAACTAATTATACAGATTAATTAAACTTTTAAAATAAATAAATAATGGCTTTGCAAAAAATAATTGACTTTATAAAAAGAAGCGAAAAATCCGTTCCGCTTACTATTGTTGAACAGGATGGAAACATGACAAAGATTGAAGACTTGTTTCCACAGGCAGAGACTACTGATATAGGTAAAACACTTACACTGAATGCTGCAAGAAATGGATTTGATTATAAAAGCACAACCGACATCAGCACATTATTTCCAAATGGCGGAGTTGAAGTATCTGTAAGTAGAGCATTGCAATTAAGCGATGCCGGAAAACTACTTTTAATAATTGCCGACAATGTTGAATTAACTATGCCGGAAGTAAATCCTTTTGCAGAAAATGACAGGATTGGAATTTTTTGTTTTGCAAATCAATTTTCCATTGAAACGGAATTTGGCAGTGATAAAAGATGGCTAATCGGTAACACTACAAATGCAAACCAAACAGTGGTTTTTCAAATGATAGGTGGTGCATTACTTAATATTAATTCAGGTTTTATATACGACTATACAAACAATCGACTTTGCACTTATGAACTTTATTTGATGAAAAGAATTGGTCAAGTTTATGAAGCGATTATTAACCAAAGTGGAACCAATCCGCCAGATGTAGTCTATTTGAACATAAATGATTTTGGTGATATTACATTCACAAGAATTGGTGTAGGTGAATACCAACTAAATCAAGCATCTGGATTGTTGATGATTCAAGATACATCATTTGAATTCGCGCCATATAATACAAATTATAGAAGTTACCAATCAATGTTTTATGAAATTATTGACAACAATACAATTTCTATCAAAACTTATGATGCAAGCGGAACACTTTCCGATGATGTTATGACACCTCATAAAATTAAATTAACTGTAAAATCTATTAACTAACAATTAAAATAAAAAATTATGCAACCTATTTTAAACTTAGCATTTACAGCCTTACTAAATGTAGTACTGAAAAATGACAATACCAATTTAGTAGTTGTAAAAGAACAGCCATTGTTTGACGAAAACAATACTGTACTTACGCTTGAAGAAAAGCAGTATGCAAACCTTATGGTATTGGCAGTACAACATGGCGAAGCTGACAACTCAAATGATGCTATGATAGGAACTAAAGAAGTCTTTACAAAAGATGCTAATGGAAACAAAGTTCTTGTTTCTACGTCTGCTGTTATAGGCAGCACAACACATCCAAACGGAGTTGAAGTATTTTCTGATGGCAGAGTTTTTGTAAAAGCAAAGACTTATGCAACAACAGAAGACGCACAGAATGATGCTACATTACAAGTTGATGAAACTTACAAATGCAATGGATTTGTAATGTATAAGCAATAAGAAAAACATCACACCGGCAATAAAAAAAATAAAACTCAAATATTGCAGTAATGCGAAAACACACCTTAGAAGTCATAGTTAGTATTCTGCATATCCGGTCATGGTGTGAAGTATTATTTAATTTAATTGCAACAATTATGGCGTTCTTCTTCGGTTACTTCAATATTATAGTGACGGATAACGTCAACTTGTTTATGTGTGTTTGGGTGGTTGTCGTTGGTGACTGGTTATTCGGAACGGCACTTGCAATACAAAATAAAAAGTGGGAAACACGTAAAGCTTTAAAGATAGTTTACTATCTCGTTGGTTACTGGCTAATATTATTTATAGTCCTGGCAATGGAAAAAGCGCATCCAGCAGCTTTCTTTATGAGTGAAGCCGTTGTCCTTCCTATCTTATTATTTCAAGTTATTTCTATGCTTAAAAACGCTTCCTTAGTTGGTGTGCTTCCGAAAGGATTGTTACTAAAAATATTGCAGAATATTGACAACTACAAAGATTATTCACAACAAGCGGCGCAAGTCGAAAACGAAACAACAAATGAAACACCTTTATAAATTATTCATTTTATCCGTGTTGCTACTTTCTTCCTGCAGTAAGAAGTCAGTAGTTTCCAAAAGCGAAACTATTATTATTTACAAGGATAGTATCAGCATAAAAGAAACAATCCGCCTGGACACAATTAAAATACCGGGCGACACGCTGCAAACAACTTTCACAATTGAGTG